GGAACTTCTATTAGTTAATGGGGTAGGCGTGATTTGTACTGCACTAGTTCCTACCATATATACTGAAGTTTGAAAACTAGGTAGTCCTTCTAACTCAACATTGATAGATCCATCAGCATTAGGGGCTAAAAAATTAGTTCCAGCTTGATTACCAATTGCAATACTATCAGCTTGAGAAGTTAATATTACATCAACATCAATACTTCCATCAGCATTTACATTTAATGTATTACTATTATTAGGATTACCAATAGTAACAGAACTAGTGGAAGAATTAATAACAACATCACCAACAACAGCAGTAACTTCCGCATCTACACGAAGTCTATCAGTGCTTTCTTCAAAGGCACGCTGGATAATTTGGTTTTGATCCAAATTACTCCAACTAAGATTACCATTTGGGGGATTGCCGCTCATAAATTACCTTAAAGGAAGTGATTCAGCTGGATTAGTTGGTAAATGTTGAAATGGTTTTGCAGGGACCGCTGGTTTTGGAAGTGACATTCCTACCTGGCCAGGTCCCGTAACTTGCTGGCCTGTTTGCGGAAGACCAGTTTGTTGTGCTAGAACATTTGGAGTAGTGCTATGTGCTAATGGACCAGTGTTCATTCCTTGTGGAACATTAGGCATTGGTGTTTGCTGTTGAGCAGGAGGAGCCTGAGGAGGTGGAGCATTCAGATTCTCCTGATTCACTGGAACAATAGCAGGATTACCTTGTGCAGCAGCAGAAAGTGGCGGTAAAGGCTGTTCACCAATGAGCTGCAATAATCTAGGATCTGTATTTGTCAAAGCATCCATATGTTGCTCAATATGATCTAGGCAATTTTTTATCAATACTACATCTTTACGAAGATCTGGATCTGCCAACACTGCCCTATGTTCTAAAATATGTGACTTATGTGAATCCATTGGAGATACTAATGGAGTTTCACCTTCCATAAGCCGCTCGTTCTCACTTTGAATTAACAAAAGCTCAGCCATATCACCTTGATACATACTATCTAAGCGTCCAGTATTCAATACTTGGAAATATTGAGTGGGATCTTTAATAGCTTTCATCTGAAGGAGCTGTTCAGCCATTTGCACACGACCTGCAATTGTATTATGAGTCACGGTAAAATCACCTAATACAAAATGAGGTTCTTCTTTTAATGTAAATCCATAAAAAGTACCCATTCCAACAGAAGTGACATTGATTCCATAATTTAACCAATTACGATATTTTTGTTGTTCCTTAGCTTGTTTTCTTTCTAATTTAGTTGGTATTTTCCAAGTATCTCCGCCAATACTGATTACATTATAAATGCCAGTGAAATCATTTATACTTACTTCTCTTTTTTGAACTGTAACTCTAAATCCTAGGGATCTAGCAATAAATTCAATACCTTTGGTTATTTTATCACTTTTTTGACTAATAACAAAAGTTGAGCCACTAACTAAAGTTCCATCAGTATCGAGTAAACCGGCTAATAATGCCAATCTATCTTCACTTGAAGAAACTTGATAATTTTGTGGTATATGTTTATTCTGAATTAAATCTAATTCATGTAATCTGTTCTGAAAAATATTTCTATCTGAATGCCCATACATCTCACCTGAGGTAATAAAATACACCTTAGATTTGTTATTTTCTTGATACTGAATTCTAACTTTTAATCCTAATGAATCAGCATAATTAGTCCATTCTTGTGCTAATTCATGATCCATAGTAGTCAATGATGTATTTCTAGATGTCCCATCACCAAGCCAAAGTCCTAATATATAAGGAGGAATAATGGTTTCTTTTTTGGAAAATTCAATCCCAGTTCTAAATCCCATAAAAAGTCGCTGATGTCTCTTAGGTAAAGATAAATATTCTTTAACTGATATATCAACTTCTTCGTATTGTTTTAGCCCATGTCTCCCATCCTTAGAGCAATAACGAAGTGACAATATATGACTTTCATTGCATCCATAATAAACATTTTGCAATTTATTTTTAGATGTGACATCATACATCATTTCTTCGCCAATATTTACATTACTTACTGTTCTAGGCTTAGAATCTGGCCCCATAACAAGTTCACCAATTTGAACTTCTTCTACATTTTTAATAGAACCATCAAACATTAAAACTGGTGTTCCCTTTTTTAAACATTTCGAGAGCGGGTTTCCAACATCAATGATAACTCTATTGATAGAAGAAATACTTTCTCCGGTAAATTCTTTTAAGAATGTTCTATTGTTCTTGCCAACCAAAGCTACAAGCTTAGGAGTTTGAGCAAAATCTTTAAGAATATTAATAATTGCAGTTCCAATATTCTCAATTAACATTACATAAGACTGTTGTAAGCCTGACATGAACTGTAATGCCATAGATTGGACTAGAGCAAGTGCTGTTCCTGATTTCAAAGAGCTTTCAGGATTACCGCGTGCAACACTGTTTACTCCAGATAGAGTTTCTGCTGCTTGTTCTAACATCTTAATGAAGTTAAATATCTCAGGAGCAGTGGCCGTGAGCTGCAATGGCTCTGGCTTTATCTCAGATTCAATAACATTCATAGCTCCAGGGAGCGCACTAACTTGAATATTAGATCCAGGTGGTACCCATAAGTTCTGAACACCAAAAGCATTTTGATTTGTCATGATAGTGGAATACAGAGCATTTAATCCTTCTTGAATTGGAAGAATATCAAACATATCTGTATAGCCATAAGGAGTTCCCATGATATCAGCAGGAGCAATCCTGAAGACTGGAAGCTGCCTATAAGGCATTTTGGTATCAAGCATTACACAATCAGTAGAAGCAAAAAGAAGATAACGACCATCAGGCATGGCCTCAGTACGCTTGTGGAAGAATTCATAAATAGGGATATCATCAGTGTCATCATTAGACCAAACTCCTAATCGATATACGGTAGATGTTGATTTAGATGGAATTCCTTTAAGTTTTTCAGCAAGTTCTGGATATTTAGCAGCAAGATTGAAGCGATTTTCAAAACTTCTGGTCATAATCCATTCATTATTCCAACCTTCTTTAGTTCCATCAACCACTACGTCAAATTGGGATAAGTTAGTGAACTCGAGTTCACCTTCATAAGCAATTTCACCAGTTTCTGGATCAGCATCAAAGGTTTCACCAGCTGTAGCATTCCAGTTTAGCTTAATAAAGCCAGAGCCTAGAACAATTGCCATTTCACATGCTTTTTTAAGAGCAACCTCTAATCCCTTTTCACGCATGTAGTAATCCAAGATACCATTTGCTAAATAAGTTTGTGAAGTGGACTTATAATCAGTGTTTACTGCTCTAGCTTCCATTACAGGACGATTACTAGTGACCATAACAAGAACATGTTCAGCAATATTTCTAAAATGATTGATGATAAGGTTAACATACTCGCCTTGTTCACCAGTGAAGTTAATTCTATGACCATAATCCAGATCATTTCCATAATCTCCATGGTAAGCACGCCACATATTATTCAGTTTTTCTAAATATGCGTTACTTTCTAGCAAATTATAGAAGCTTCTACCTTTATTTAATAAGGTACTAGCTAATTGATCAGGTGGTTTAGATGCAAAGTACTCGTCTTTTTGGCCTGTTGGTTGATTAAGCATTTTTCTTTGACCTTATATTGAATATGCGTTTATAAGCTTCCATCTGATTGTTTATTGCTTTATCTTTTGGTAAAATGTAATTGCCCATTAAATCAGTTTGAGTGATTCCATAATGAGCAGGATATGGATTTTTTCTATAATCAATTGCTCTTACTAAATAGATAAGAGCAGCTACTGCATCATAATGTCCATCATCTGGACTTCTAGCAAATGCAGACTTCTCGCCTTTTTTCCATTTGATATTACGCAAATGTCTAATGAGAGTGGTGCATCTAGGATTGATAATAATCTCTTTTTGCTTCAGTTTCTCTCTAACGAAATTCACCATTGCATCTAGATTATCTTTTTTAGCCACTTCAAAATTGATTTCAAACTTACTAATCTTCTGAATTTCATTAATAACAATATAATCGATATCCGATATACGCTTAGTGGGAGTTTTTAATTCATTTGTTAATGCATTAAAGAAATTAGACTGTTCTTTAGCTTTAATTCCAGTAATAAGATCTTTAATTGTTGTTCCAGCCACTTTAAAATCAACAGTGAGTTCATCTTCAATGACTAATTTATTATTTTTGAAGTCAAAATAGGAGAAAAGAACAACAGTAAGATCCTTAAATCCAATATCCATACCTTCATACATGTCATAATGAGGTGGTCTCTTCCAATCTCTCACTATCTCAAGTTCTAATTCCTTATTAAACTCAGGAATAACAGCAGTTTTAGGATCTCTAATAATTTCACAGAATAATTCACGTCTAGATTCTTCTGTATCCTTACCGCCTAATTCACTAAATAGATCTTCTTTCATCTTCTCAGTGAGCATGGGGTTTTCTTCAATAGTTTTCTTAGTGAGAGAACCTTTAGCTTCTGCTTCTTCAATGAAATCAATGAACTCATGATCAGGATTCTTAGGTGGAGTACCGCAAATAATGATTTTTCCATTAGTTATAAGAGTGGTAGGAAGCAAAATACTTTTAACAATGTCATTTAATCCAGTACAATCCTGTGCTTCATCAACAAAAGCTATATGGCTATCACCACCACGAAGCTTTTGTGCATGTCCAGATTCACTACCAGCTAATTGAATCTCAGAACCATTAGGAAAGTAGTAGATATAGTCCTTTTGACTAAACTCAGGCTTCACTTCATCTGGGCAATCTTCAAGGATTTGCTTGAATAATGGCCTTAGATTGTTATTCACTTGGATCTTAGTGGGAGAAAGGAACTTAACGATGCTATTGGGCTTCCTAATGCATTGCTCAAGCGCTAATACACATAAAGCATAGGTCTTACCAAAGCGACGACTAAGAAGCCATACATTAGTTTTGTGTTCTGCATTATAAAAGGAGTTATAAATTTCCTTTTGAGCAGAATGAAGCTTAAATATAAGAATTCCCTTCTTCCAAAGGGTTTCCTTAGCTGCTTCTTTGATTGTTTTAACTGTTTTAGCCATTAATTAACCAATTTTAGGATCATTATCTTCTACAAGCTTCAGAAGTGCTTTAGTATCAAGCTTTTCAACAGGGGAAGCCTTCTTACTTTCAGGTTGTTTGATCTGAAATAAGATTTTAGTGTAAATTTCAACCTTTTTAGTCTCTTCTAAGGTAAGTTCGCGCTCTGTAGACAAGTTTTTGAAGATAGTGATCTGTTCTTTGCAGATTTTCTCTTCATTAGAGACTACATCTTCTTCTTTGTTCAATGAAATCACTGGTGTAGAAGCTTTAAGTAAGGCTTCTAAGTGTCTTTTTTCTGCTTTTAGTTGTTCTGTCTCTTTAGAAAGTCTAGTAATTACATGGAATTGAGCTTCAGCATACTCTTTAAGTTCTGCTACAGTCTTCTTTATGCCAAAGATTTCAATTACATTAGACATTATTAGATCCTATTACCTAGAATTGGCTTCATTGCTAAAGCGGCTTTGACAGAGTTATTAGATCCTTGCACAATCTTCAAATCCACATCAAATTTCTCAAACCGTTGAGAAAGAGTTTCAATTTTCTTGTCATATTCAGCTAATTTTTTGTCTTTTAAACGAAGTTGCTCTAATACAATGTATGAAACAAGGCTTGCAACAATGAAGGAATCAGGTAAAGTAGCCGGAATTATTATAGTTTTTACTAGATATCCAAGAAGCAATGCAAAGGGAAAGAGCTTATTAATCGTTTCTTTCATGTGTAGTCCTATTAAGTTGTAAAAAAAA